AGCAGCCCCAGAAATATCAACAGTGCTCACATAGTTTCCAAGCCCATCCTGACGATATGAGACAGGCCTCTCATAGTTTATGCCTGCACCAATCTCAATAAGGCCCTCATCAGGTGTCCAGCCCTCTGCCCCTACGTAATAGATGCGCACTGTTGGGCTCTTTACCCGATGACCTGCAATCAGCAAAGTGCTTGCTTGAGTTGAATCACCCACACGCGTTTCAACCACTTGCGCCCTCGTGCCGTTGCCCTCAACCACAGTGCCGTCAGGCTGCGTATACACACCGGGCCTGCCAATGACTTGCACATATGGCCTGTTGACCTCTGCATCTCTATATCTGGGCCATGTTTCTTTATTGATTCTCTGACTGGATGGAGGCCATTCAGCAACGTCCTCAAATGGTGCCTCTTCAATTGTAAAGCTCACGGGCTCATTGTATGCGGCATATATAGGCTGACGAACACGACCCGACACAAGAACCTGTCTGTTTTCGTAGGTGTTGCCCTCGATCCATGCACTCAACTCACCTCTTGCAGTGCTCAAGTCATGACCGTTGCTGACCAGTTTAGCAATGTCAACGGGCCACATCAAATCGAGGCTGATGCTTGTCTGGTCAGGTGCATCTGCCAGCGTCTGCAATACCGTCTCAAAATCAAGCTCATTGAGCCCACCATCAAAAGAAAGGCTGTCACCGTTCACGTCTTCGATGACAACTGGCTTGGTTGACCATCTGAAAGTCTGCCCTGCATAATCAACAGACACAAGCATGTACACCTGTGCGTCTCCTAAAAGTTCAGACCAGAACAACCGACGTGTTGCAGCGTATGGCATCACACATCCTCTGTAAAGCTGACTGTGCCCACACGGATAACCTCACTGTCAATCTCTTCACCCTGAACGCTCTCAAGCCTCACAGGTGACGTAATTCTACACAACGCGCTCTGATGTCTTCTGTTTAGCGTTTGCGTTGTTCCTAGTGCCTGCTTGTCAATCCTTGGTAGATAGATGACCTGCTTGTTAGGGCCTGACAAGAGATGAAAAACACCCTCAAAATCAAAAGGAGTGATGTCTTTCAGCGCAATGGGCTCACTGCTGCCTGCTGTGTTGGGCATCACATAGTCAGGATCTGGATCTCCTGCCGGGTTGATCCCATCCGTTGTGTCAACCGCGTCTGTCCATCCGTACTCGATGATCCTTCTAGTTGGGGCGATCTTTCGAGTCTTCACAGTTCTGTCACGTGCCTCTTGAACCTCTGTACCGCTTGAGGTTTCGATGACTCGACCCCACGATGTCTGATCTCCATGAACAATCACAGGCCCAACCACACACCGCCCGATCTGGAAAAAGCTATCTTTCATAGCAGGTATGAACCCACCCGGAGCAAACAGTGTGATTCTAAAGGCTTGATAGTCAGAGCCTTGCAGATGGAAAAGTATCACATTGTCCTTTGACAGTATTTGAGCAGTGCCAGATGCCGCCTCTGCGCCTGTAATCCCGTCAAGCACTAACGATGCAGGCTTTGTGTTAGCGTTGCTCCACTTACCTGACAGATGTGACTTGATGGTGTGAGCACTCGTAGACCCAAAACAAAAGAGCGCATCCTCAAACTCACCAGCATAAATGACAGGAGCGGCACCCGCAGGCACACCGTTGGCCTTCACATTGTCACCCGTTCGCGCAAATGGAAGCCCATTGAGGCCTTCATAGAAAGCAATGTTGCCCAAGGAAACCCATGCCGCTGTGCTGCTGTTGTACCCATGCAACTGGGCAAAAGGAAAGTTGCAATTGTAAAGACCAATGCCAAGCACGTCAGACTCCAGCGCGCTATTGCCTAGGCTCGACAACTGGAAAGAGATAGTCTGTGAAGAGGTTGAGGTGCTGCGCCAGACGCGTCTTGGATTAGGGTCAAGCACGTTCGAAAGAGGGTAATCATAACGAGTTGCAATCTTCCACTCATCCGCTCTAATTGTAGGACCATCAACAGCACGGACAACAACACCATCATCAACGTATGTGCCTGACGCGCTGAATGGTGCTTGCATGAGGTCATTTGGATTGACCTGACCCTCTGCTATCTGCAAGCCTGTGAAGCTGCCTGTCACGCTTTGAAGCGTCCACCATTTTGAAATAGATCCAGAGGTTGCAAGATTGCCCCACAAAATCTGACTGTTGCCACCACCACCGGTATTGGCAAGGCCTGTTGATGTCGGGCCTACTGTCCAGCTTCTATCTGCTGCATCATCTCTTGGCTTCAACCAGCTTGCAAATTTAGAGCCAGCAAGACCAATGAGCACGTCAACGCCATTCCCCTGAACGCCCATCGGAATTGATCCAAGCGTTGCACCACTCTGCCCATCAAGAAAGATGACCTGATCGAAGTTAAACCTAACAATCAAGCTGTAGCCGTTCACACCACCATCATCCAAATTCAAGGTGATTGCAACGTCATTCGTGGCCATCGATCCACCGGACTCAATGGCCATCGAGCATTGAAAAATGATCCCCTGCTCGATTGTGTGGCCCGCTGGCAGGCCTTGTGTCACATAGGAAACTGAAGAAGATGACCCATCACCTAGCTTGAGATACCCATTCAATAGCGTTTCTGTGCCGCCACCTGACTTAGACCATCCGCTTGACCATCTGGTTGTGATGGCTCCGGGCAGATCAAAGGGAAGATATGTGTCTTCAAAATTGACGCGCCTGAAGCCTGTTTGAAAACGCTGAAAGCCCGGCATCGTCACTGTGCTTGAACCGCCCAAGTAACTGACCGCAAGACTAGGCTCGTCAATGGTGCCTGAAACACCCGGATTTGCACGCCAATTGTGGAGCACTGCCATTCGACCTTCTGTAAAGGTCATCTGAAAAGCACGTGGACAAGTGTCTACTTTGTTCTGATTGTACCAACCGCCAGAGAAAGCTGTGAGCCCAGACAAACCAGCAAACTGGCCAATGCCTGCCCACGTGTCACCATAATCATCAGAGCGCAGCATCATGCACTGATTTGTCTCGTCGTAACTGCTGAAACTGCCGTTTGGCGTTGTGCGTCCTGTAGCGTACAACGTGCCCTGTGGCGTGCTTGCAATGCTCAAGTCACCATCTGTCAGCAATGGACCTGTCGCACCCGCTCCATAGTCGCCCCAACCAACAGGAGCGATCACAGTGTGTGCAACGCTTGTGCCTCTCTGATAAGCATTGCCAAGCCTGAACACATGAGGCTGTGCAGTGCTCAAAGGTTCGGTCTGAATGTAACCCACCACAAAATGACCAGCAGACTCAATTACATCAACATAACCGCCCGCATAGTTAACCCCATCCCATTCTTCTATGCTGTCAAAGCTGTTGCCCTCGTCCGCACTTGCATACTGCCGGATGACATCGCGGCCTGTGTACGCTGTGTTGTTAGATCTCAAATGACACATCATCAGTATCTGGCCTGAACAGTATGCAACCCTCAACCGCCTCACATCGTAGCCCGTCAACGCTGCTGAAACAGATACTGGATTGTCCAAGACATTGTCTTGACCTATTGCCCATGTTGATCCGTCATCGTCTGAAAACCACATACGGACTTGAGCCACATCACGAACCAAATCCTCAACCCAATGAAACAAAAGCACACGACCAGAAGGTAGAAGGCACAGGCAAGGATGAAACTCGGCTTCATCGGCTGTGGGCTGTGTGGCTGTTGTGTTAACTCTGACATATGTCCAAGCCCCTCCTGACCTCTTTCCAACCGTTACACTGAAGGGCAAGGCCTCACTGTCATCCCGCTCATAAAAGGCACACAAGATTGATTCATCCTCAAGCGTGATTGCATGTGGTTGAATGTACCACTTTTGAGGCACACTGAAGTCAGACCATTTGAGCACGTCATAATGTGTGATTATTCCGGGCACATCACGACCACGCCACAAAGTGTCAGCGTTGTTCTTCCAACAGAATCCAGCACCGTCCGGCTCACTAAATCCACCACGTTGAGTTCTGATGCGCAAGTCTTTGTTTGCTGACTGGCTCCCAGATGCCTGTAGAGTCATTCCTGTCTGGTTTTGGGGTTCTGGCACGCCCGGCTTTGGTCCGGCTTCTGTAGCCGTCGTCTGCGCGTCCCAGATTGAGATCCTTGAGTCTTCAATCAATAAACCTTGATAATGATCTCTGCTTGCATCGTTGCCCATTTCAACCCCTGTGACCGACTTTCTTTTTGCCTTTGATGGCTCTGCGAATTGGTGAGTTAGTCATTCTAACAGAGTCCTCCATCACAACAGCCAAAGGCCTGTGCTGATACTTCTGCACAACTACCATTTCACGGCTCCCACTACCACCACGATTTGCATCAGCCAGACCTTGACGGCCTCCTATGGCTCGCATGCCTGCTCCTGTGAGTACGCCTTCACCTGACTTTGCTTTGACCATCACCTCATCAGGCGCTGTGGTACTTGTGCCAATCCCACCACCGATGTGAAAAGAAGGTGGTGGCGTTGCAACGACTGTTGCAAGCTGTGCCGCACCTGCAACCCCTGCCGCACCTGCTGCGACAAATGACATCGGCGGAGGCATTGAGCCAAGAGCCTGCATAATCGCCTGTGCCGTGCTCATAGTAATGCTTGAGATTGCAAGGGCCTGATTGATTGCAAAGGCTGCACGCGCTGCTTTCTTCTGTGCGTCTGTGCCCTCCTTGGCGTTGTCTGCAAGCTGGCTTGCAAAAGCACCAATGTGCTTGCCTGCGCTAAGAATGATTTGCTGCGTTGCTTGAACAGACATTTCATGCTCTGACTGTTCTTTTGCCCTGATATCCTTGACTCTTTCTGCGGCACCTTCAATCAATTGAACGCGGGATGCTTCAAACTGGCTCAATCTGCTTTCAACAGCAGAGAGGTTTTTTTCAAGAAGTGCTGTGTCAATCCCACGACTAGAGGCGATAGAAATAGACTGCTCAAGCTTTGATCGTTGCTTTTCAAGCTCTTTCCTTGAGTCTTCAAATTGTGCAAGAGTATTTGCAAGCTCTATCTGTACTTTTTGAACTGGGTTAGCTATTCCTAGCAACGCCTTGTTTTGAAAATTATCAAAGGTTTTAATAAGGCCAGAAGTTGATGCACCAACTTGGCCCAGTCTAACACGCAAGGCCTCCAACTGCTTTTGAGCCTCTTCAATGTTCGACTTGTTCTTCTCGTTAGATATTTGCTTGAAAAAGTTCCTTATCTCTTCATCGTACTTTGAAAGGTTTGTGCTCGCTTTGCCCGCAGCAATGCCAATCAGATCAAAGGTTGACTCAACGCCTGACCTTATCAACCCATCCACAGTTGCATCAATAGATTTGAGGCCTGACCTTAGTGACTCAATTGCTGGGTTTGTTTTGCCCAGCGCGTCAAACACTGCAACAGTCATATCAGCCAAAAGCTTCAAGGCACCCACAGGCCCTGTGAGCAGAATACCAAAGCCCTTAACAAGCTTGACCACGCCTTCTACAACCAGATCTGTGCTTTCTGCTAACCCTATCAGGCCATCTCTGCCCGCCAGCGTCAACCTTAGCAACAACTCACCAGCCGTGCGCAAATGTGGAGCAAACTCCGACGCAAGCAAAACCGCGATCTGCTTAAAAACAATGCTGGTTGCTTTGATTTGTTGATTAAACTCTGCAATCATTTTCATCTGTTCGCTGCTGACTGCATCCTTAAAACCGCCCAAATCATTGAACTTAGAAATCTCTTTGTTGAGATCATCAGCCTTTAGAACTAGCCCCACCATTGCAGCAGTCACAGCACCAATTGCAACAACTCCACCAGTAGCCAAAGCACCAAGGGCCAGCCCTACAAGCCCCACAGGGCCAGCAGCAGAGGCAAACTGAACAAGGCCCTCACCTAAGTTGAAAACTCTAGTTGTGATGCTACCAATTGAGCCTTGTGCAGCGTCACCAAACTTCTTGAAAGACTCGATCTTTGATTTAGTTGCCGCTCTTATTGCTGACCGACGCTTGCTGCTTTCTCTTTGTTCTTTGGCTGTGATTCTTGCCTGTTGCCTCATCGCTTTTGTTTCTCTGATGCGCAATTGCTTCAAAAGCTCTTTCGTTTCTTTTTCAGACAAGCCCTTCTTTTTTGCTGCTGCCTTTACAACGTCATCAAGATCAACCTCATATGCAATTCTGACAATTTCATCTTTTCTAGCCATTGGCGCGCCTCAATATGTTTCGATATTCAGCAATCATCTCATTGATCATTTTTTTTGTTGTTTTACCGAATGGCTTTGAAACGTAAACAGCCCAGACTTTTTTCCCTTTGGTAGCCCTTGTTCTCACAACGTATGGGTATTGGAAACCATCTCTAGGGTTTCTTGCACTATTAGAAATAGACGTTTTTAGCACTCCATTCTTTGAAAGATAGGCGCGCCTGTATTGAAAGGCATGGTATGACCTTCCGGTCGATTGTGGGTTCTTTTCACCCGGAGTAGGCCAGTGCGCTAATGTGGTTTTGTATATTGGGGACATTGCTCCATCTAATATTTTAGACATCTCAGGGAACAAGGACCTAGCGACTTCTTCAGCTTGCGCAAATGTTGGGTCTGTCGTTATTACCTTAGATGATCCAAATCTGACAGTCGTCTTGTTCCTATTCCTGATGATGCTCATGCTTTATTCTCCACCAACTAAGAAGCCTTGTCTGTTGTTTTGCATCCAAAGTCTGAAACCAACCGGGCTCACGACTCCAAGCACACTCAATATCAAGAATCACCCAGTCGATAGATCCGGCTGGGCTTCTGAAAAATCCGCCGTTGCTTCGACATCCTCCGCTGAAATGATGCCCTCTGTGCACATAATGAACGCAACAGAACCAACCTCCAAAGCTTTTTCTATATCAAACTCACGTGCCCGCAATTCATCAAAAACGGCCTTGCCGAACTTCGCATAATTATACTTGTGACTCTCAACCTTTGTTTTGGGCCTGCCCGGTCCCCTCCAGCACGCTCCCAGCGCAGCGCACACCGCAAACCATTGATTGTCTGACGCAAGTGTGGTGATACACCATCTGTCTGATTCGCTGTTTGGTGGTGCAAGCCTGAACTTGTACTCACCTTTGTTGTCTTTGAGCGTGTACTCTTCATTGTTATCCATGTGTGTCCTCTCTGATTGATTCTATTCTGTAGTTGCAAGACCGCCTGTGAGTGCACCATAGCAGGTGAAAGCAACGCTGAAGCTGTTAGGGTCATTTTCACTGAAGTCAATGACGCACTCGCATTTGGTCATGCCAAAAATATGGTCGCTCGAATCTCCATAATCCGTGCCCTCACACGTAAATTCGAGGTCTACTAAGTAGACATCAGCATTTGCGCCGCCTGCATCAGTTGAAATTGCAGCAGACCAGACAGTGCCATTCTTGAGAATTGCATCGGCTAGCGTGCCCACACTGTTTTCACTAAATTCAGCCATGTATGCCGTGAATGAACCAGTCGGATAAATGCGTGTCGTGTGTCGCACTGTGCGCAATTGACCACGTGTTTCGTATGCTGTTGTCTCTGCAAGCTTGGCCTTGAGGCCAGTGATTGAAAAGTCTCCAGTATCAAACTGGACTGTGATTGATAGGGGTGTGCCTGTGCCGTCTTTGATGGTCAAAGAACCGTCACGCATGTTTTTTACTACGGTTGAAAGTGCCACTTTAAAGCTCCAATATGTCTAATTTTGCCGCAGCACTTATTACGGTTGTGAACCGAGCGGATCATGTGAGAGGTAGTCTATGTTCAGAGATGAACTGAAGTTCGCCAAGAAAAAAATCACCATCGGTTGAAACTGTCCGGGATGGAATAGTGTCAAGCTCAATGTGTAAGTTGTTAAGGTCTGTAGACATGACCGCTGCAAGGACATCCTCTTCAGCGTCCAGTGCTGCGTCATAGTCAGATAGTTGGTTGTCTGCGCGCAAACGCCAAGCAAACCGCACCACAAGCTGTGTGCGTACAACAGTGCCCACTGGTAGACGTTGACGATCACCCACTGGCGTGCTCGATGACACGCCGACTGCAAAAGATCGAGGCGTAATTTGATCTGTGTCTTGTCCGAATAGGTCAGGCACATATCTTGAGTGTCTCCAACCCTGCCCAGAAAGCACAGTTGTGATCCTATCCTGCACGCGTTTGCGCACTCCTGACACAGACAAAACAGCCATCAACGCCTACCTGAAAGCCAGACCGTGCTGACTGCGCCTTTCCGGCTGCCCGGCTCATCACTTGTGCCGTCTTCTGCGCCGTCATCATATCGAAACTTTAACTGCCCAAAACTGCTCTCAAACATATCATCGTACTTTTCTGCATGCTCAATGAAAGCCTCATTCAGACGCGTTGACAAGTCTCTGAAAATCAAAGCCAGAGTCAGAAACAAATGACAATCTCGGAGCGCAGCGGGTGACATAATAAGGTTGGGCCTGTTGCCTTGCGACCACAGACGCAATTGAATTGTTACCCACGCCTCACTGATATAGCTCTGAAAGTTTGCAACGCTTGTGATGGGATTTGTGCCCGCTGGATCCAAACTAGAGGCGCGTCGAAAGAGGTCTTGATCTGTCACAACCGGGTACAGCTTGCGCCTGACCAATGCAGCCTCATTGCGCCACACGTACACATCACCTGCACCCGTCGTCACTGTCCACTCTACTGACCAGCCGTCTCCATAATCGTTTGCGCTAAACGTACCCGCGCCGAAAGTATGCGTTGGCTTGTCGGCAACAATACTGAAAGCAACCGGGCCAGCCTTCGCTGTGCCCGCGTCATCATACACGCTCACTGTGCCTGTTGTGGTGGCCGATGTGACACGTGCACCATTGAACCAAGCATCAACCTCAAGCGTATTGTTAAGGCCTTGCTCAATCAAATCAGGCATCTGGAAGCGTGCTGTAACTGTCATTGCTGTTTCCTTGAGGCCTTGTTTGCACAGCGTACAGAAATCTCTTCAGCTTTTGAGGCTTCGTATCCATTCTGAATCAACTGGTTCTTAAAACGAGTTTTTCTACCACGCATATCTGTGCGCTTTTCACCCGTTTCATCAGCAGACCCGTCAGGAGTCGCTAGCATTCTTCTCCAAAATTTTAAGCCCTCATCCATCTGTGGCCTCTGGTTTTGTTGCTTTTTTAGCTGCTGCCTTCTTTCTCGGAGCGCGTTTTTTAGGTGCTGGCTTAGGTTTGCGAGTACCGCAGGCAATCTCAACCGCCTCAAGCTTTTCAACCATTCGCTGATGTATCGCCTTTCCCGCCTCGGTGGCTGTGAAAGGTGCAGAACGATCAACCGCCTGCTGTGCTCGCTCAACCAAGTCCCTCAAAACGTATTTGCTAGGGGGCTGAATCACACCATTTGCAACCAAGCTTTTCAAGAACCCCTCAAAGCCTTCTGTGTCTGTTTCAGGGTCATACACTCGACGGCCCACCTGTCTGGGAGTCTCCCAAATTGACAAGTGCACTGCGCCCCTATACCCCTCGTATTTTTTGACGTATCCGCCCGCAATGACATCGTGCGGAATAATCTGCCAACCATTTTGAATCTTCATACCGATAGCTGACGACATGTCACCGCCTGCACGAGGTGAAACGTTGTTCAATCCCGGCACCTGTTCGAGCTTTGTCAAGCATGGCAACACATGACCGTTCATGATCTGCCACCGATTTGGATGGTGCATAAATAAAAAGTTCGCGCTAGGCTCCATGCGTAGCTTCTCAACTGCACCCTGTCCCGTAAGTGAACTTGCAGTGCTGGATGCAAAATTGCCGTTGGTAGTTGTCGTTTCAAAATTATGTGCCATGTGTGTGTGTCCTCTTCATGAAAATGAGACTAGCCCAGAGACTAGCCCAGAGGACACCAAAGGCATACCCCCAGACTAGCCCCAAAATCAAGACTATCGATCTGTGATAATAGCGGTTCCAAGCCCATCCTGAAGGATGCTGACCCCAACATAATAGTTGTGAACAAGGCGTGTCAACGCTCCTGAACTGTCACGACTGATTTCAGTAAAGATCGGAGATGATGCAATAGGCACAATCTCTGAACCGCCACGCACTGAATTGACGCTCATTTCAGCGTACCCCATAGCTCCCTGCACAAACATGCACCCGGCTGAGTCGGCTCCAGCGTTGGCTGTCGGCACTCGTGAGCTAGAGTAAATATCCACACCGTTAAAAGTTCCTGCATACCCTTGCCCTTTCAGATTGACTAATTCGGCATTAGCTGGCTTGTAAGCAATCACGTTTGACGTTTCTGCGCGCAAAGATGCTTGCAGGTCAGTCAATTGGGTTGGGAAAAGAATCGCTACGGCTGGACCATCGGCAGAGGCCTGTGTCAGGTTGAATTGTGCATCCATCCAGTCATTGACTGAAAGATTAACGCCTGTTGCGCCTGCTGTCTGCGAAAAGCCCGCCCCTGCTGCACAAACCATAGACATGAAAGCCATAGTTGCGGCACCAAAAGCATCCTCAGCCAAGGCGTTAACGTTAAGGCCAATGCTATCAGTCGAGTTTGCAAGGTCAGAGATGCCGCGTTGTAACACTTGGCGCGCAACAGTAATGTTCACAGATGCGTCTGTGATGCTCGTGTCAGTTGCGGATACGTTTTCAGCAATCGGTTGCATCTGATCAAATCCGCCTAAGCCAGCAAAAGCGACCTTGCGAACGGTTGAGCCTGAACCTGATTGATCTCCAACAAAAGAAATTGCAGGGTGACCCCATAAAGAGGCGCGATCTGCTAAGAGTAAACGTAATTCAGAAGCAAGAACTGCCGCAAGGCGCAAGTCTGCGATATCGGTATAATAAGTCGTGGCCATGGTTAGGGCCTCCTATAAGTTATCAGCGTTTAGTTTTGTGGTGAAAAACGCTGATAACGAGGACGACCCGAACCACTCTGTAATCTATGCCATTGTAAGGCTTAGAAATTGACGTGTCAATCTCTCTATTTCTTGAGAAATCCGTCCTCTGTTATAAAAAGGTGTTTGTTGGCTTTGTAGTAATCAGGATTCTGCGCCGCTGCTTTCCAATCAGCCTGACCTTGATAATGTGGCTGCGCCTGTGTGCCGTTGTTCGCTTGTGGCATCACTGCCTGCGGCACAGGTGTTTGTGGTGCAGATGGCTGTGGTGCAGATGGCTGTGTCACTGCAACCGCTTGCGCCTGTGGCTCTGGCTTTGTTGACATGTAAGCCCTCACAGCTTTAGGCACGCTATCGGATTGCAACCACTCTGCGACGTTTGGCTTGTCACCTTCGATCATCTGATATGCAAGCTTTCCATATTTGATTCCCTCTGCGTCCGTGATGCCGTTGTGCATGAATGAGCGTTCGAAGTCTACATCTTGACGCATCTTATTCATCTGCGCCTCAAGCTCTGCCCGTGATGCCGTCATTGCATCAAGGCCTTTCAACTGCTCTTGTGCTTGCTCGAGTTGCGCACGATACGCATCTCTAGCCTCTTCAGCCTCTTTGCGCGCCTCTAGTTGAGCCTTGAACCGAGCATATGGTATGCGGTTGTCTTCTGTCTTCTCTTTGGTGTCCTCTGACATGTTCTATCCTCTTTCAAGGCCGCGACGCAGCGCAGCAATTCTGGTTATTTCTGATGCGGCCTGCTTGATTGTCAGGCCCGGTTCAAGTTCTGCTTTTGCTTGCGCCATTGAAATGAAGCCTCTGTCTAAACGCTCAAACACGTCCTCTCTGTGAGACTTCTTTTCAGCTTGGCTCAATTCTGTCTGACGATACACCACTTCATAGCCGTCCTCCGGGTACGAACTGCCTGTCATTGCGTTCAGCATGATAGCCGTGCGCGCCATCAGTTGTTCATCTGCAAATGAAAACACTGGTTTCAGCTTTAACTGTTGCTCACGCTTTCCACTGTTGGTCAATGAAATGGCATAACCAGAACGAGCATTGCCGCTCACACGTTGGATGTCTGTGGGGTTCAGGCCTGCATCCTGTGCAAGGCGAGCACCATATTCTTGCAAAGCATCAATCAACTTCGACACGTCACCGCCTGACTGCCACTGACC